CAGGACAGAGATTCGCGTCCATTGCTGACATGCAGGTTGGGGACGGGAATCAACAGGCCGCTGTTGGTACAACCGTAGCTCTTTTAGAACGTGGTTCAAGAGTAATGTCAGCAATCCATAAAAGACTGTACGTAGGTCTTAAACAAGAATTTAAATTACTTGCCAAAATTTTTGGTGAGTCTTTACCAGCTGAATATCCTTATGATGTTCCTGGTGCATCAAGAAATGTTAAGGCAACAGACTTTGATGCTAGAGTAGATATTTTACCGGTAGCTGATCCTAATATATTTTCTATGTCGCAAAGAGTATCATTAGCTCAAGAACAATTAAGATTAGCAACTTCTAATCCACAAATGCATAATATGTATATGGCTTACAGAGGAATGTATGAAGCAATTGGTGTAAAAGATATTGATAGAGTCTTGCCACCACCTCCACCGAATATGCCAAAAGATCCGGCAATCGAACACATAGATGCAATGGCGATGAAACCTTTTCAAGCGTTTCCAGGTCAAGATCATAGAGCACACATAACTGCTCACTTAAATTTTATGGCAAGTAACTTTGTTAGAAATAATCCTAGCATTACTGCAGCATTAGAAAAAAATATTATGGAGCATATATCGTTGATGGCACAAGAACAGGTACAATTAGAATTCCCACAAGAATTTCAAATGTTACCACAATTACAACAAATGGCTGTACAAAACCCACAGATGCAACAACAGCTACAACAAATATCTCAGAAGATAGAAGCTAGAAAAGCTTTATTGATTGCAGACATGACTGAAGATTTTATGAAGGAAGAAAAACAAATAACATCTCAATTTGATCACGATCCATTACTTAAATTAAAACAAAGAGAAGTAGATTTAAAAGCTATGGAAACAGAACGTAAGATGAAAGAAGACGAAGCTAGAATAAATCTTGATAGAGCTAAAATGGTACAAGCAAAAGATCTAAACGAACAGAAACTTGAACAAAACGAGGATTTAGCTAAATTAAGAGCAGATACAGCTATTGAGAAATCAATGATGTCTGCAGACGTTAAATTAACATCAGATGCAATGAAGGCTAGAGACGTAAATGTCTTGAAAGGCCCGAAAAGATAGTATATTAACAATTAGGAGTAAATTATGAAGGACCCAAAAATAACAAGACCAGTTGGAGTAAACAAAGACGGTTATGCTAGTGGCGGAGTAAAAATAGAAGTACCTTCTCAAAACTTAGAATTAGATCCAAGATCTAAAACAAGTATTAGAGGAAGAAACTATATTGCTCAAGGTGACAGTGCAGACGTTAAAGGTACTCGAGCTATTAGAAAAGAAAAGAAACCTGTAAAGGCTACTTGGTACTAACATGTGGTTATCGGCAATTAAATTAGCCGTATCTGCTGGAAGTAAAATTTATGCTAACAAGCAGAAAACGAAGATGGCTATGTCAGAAGCACAGCTTATGCATGCCTCTCGTATGGCCGAAGGTAAAGAAGCTTACCAGGGCAAATTATTAGAAGCTCGTCAATCAGACTGGAAGGACGAGGCCGTTCTTATAATTCTCAGTTTGCCCGTGGTAATTTTGGCCTGGGCAGTGGTATCGGACGATCCTGGAGCGATGGACAAGGTAAAATTATTCTTTGACATGTTCTCGCAGCTCCCGTCATGGTTCACTAATTTGTGGATCCTTGTAGTTGCGAGCATATATGGTATAAAGGGAACACAAATTTTCAGAAATGGAAATAATAAAAAATAAGGAGAAAACAATATGAGAAATGACTTTGGATCAAGACCTTACAAATCAAGATTTGGTGGTCAAGGTATGAAAAAAGGTGGTTCTGCTAAAAAGAAAAAGCAGGGTTACAAAGATCGAAAAGATGAGTCAATTGCTATGAGAATCAGAAAAAAAAGAACTAAGAAACAACTTAGAGCTTCTGCTGATGAGTCTTATGGTAAGTTTGGTTCTAAAGCTAAAAAATCTGGCAAAATTAATAGATAATGAAATTCAGATCACCGAACGCTGGTCAAACAGCGTTAACTTTGCAGCATGCAACAAGTCCAGCATCTGCTTATAAACCACCAGCAGGACATAACGCTGATGGTTATACAATGGCTGAAAGAGTTACAGCTAAAAAAGGTGGTTGGATACAAGACGTTAATAAGTCTATTAAAAAAAGAGGAACTAAAGGCAAGTGTACACCAATTACAAAAAAAGGTTGCACTGGAAGAGCAAAAGCTTTAGCTAAGACTTTTAAAAAAATGGCTAAGAAAAGAAAAAAATGATTAAACATTTAAAAAAATTTTTCTGTAAGATTTTTAATATCAAAGCATGTCAATGCGATGATGAAAAAGATCCACATGAAGAATACTATCTTGATGTACCGGAGCCAGAAATTCCAGTGCATGAAGAAAAACCAACGCATTGTGGATCTCATACAAGATATATAAAATCTTGTCCTCAATGTATTGCAATAACAACATAAAGGAGAAAATATGCCGGGAAAAAAAATAAGACCATCAGGAGATAGATTAAGAACTAAAGCTCAAGATCAAAAAGCAGCTAAAATAAAAAGAGCTTTTAGATCTGATAATGTTTATTCTATGATGAAAAAAGGTGGAAAAGCTAAAAAGAAAAGTAAATTTCCAGATCACTCAGGTGATGGTAAAATTACTAAAAAAGATATTTTAATGGCTAAAGGAATAATTCCTAAAAAAAAGAAAGCGAGGAAATAATGGCTAAAGGAACTCACAAAACGAAAGACGGAAGAACAGCTAAGAAAGGTTTATGGTACAACATCCACCAAAAAAGAAAAAGAGGTGGTAAACCTAGAAAACCTGGATCAAAAGGTGCACCAACAGCTGCAGCTTTTAAAAGATCAGCTAGAACTTCTAAGAAAAGCTAATGGCCGAAAATCCTATAAGACGAACTACCGGTAAAGGTGGTAATTATAGAAAAACAAAATCTGGGGCGGGCATGACACAAAAAGGTGTCGCTGCTTATAGAAGAGCAAACCCAGGTTCAAAACTAAAAACAGCCGTGACTGGTAAAGTGAAAAAAGGGTCTAAAGCTGCAAATCGACGTAAGTCGTACTGTGCAAGAAGCGCAGGCCAACTCAAACGATCATCTGCAAAAACACGTAACGATCCTAATTCTCGAATCAGACAAGCACGGAGAAGATGGAAATGTTAAATGGAACCAGAACAAGTACTAAATAGTCTAAGACGAGCAATCACAAGAAGAGTAGAACAACTAGCACTTAACGTAACGTCCGGTGGGGTTGACAATATGGAAACATATAAGTATATAATAGGACAAATTAATGCACTAGAATCAGTGCGTCAGGAAATCTCTAACCTGCTAAATGACAAGGAGCTAAATGAAAACAGAGGAACAGTCATCAACATCGGTGACAAAAAAAATAATAACCCCAAATAAAGAATTAGTTGGGTTAAAGAAATCAGAAAAACAAAAAGAAGTTACAAACGAAAAAGCAAAACTTCCACAACCAACAGGTTGGCGTATGTTAGTTTTACCATTTAAGATGAATGAAAAAACTAAAGGTGGAGTTTTACTTCAACAAGAAACAATAGAAAGACAACAAGTAGGATCACAATGCGGAAACGTTCTTGCAATGGGTCCTGATTGTTATCAAGACAAAGATAGATTTTCACAAGGTCCATGGTGCAAGGTCGGAGACTGGGTAGTCTTCGCACGTTATGCCGGATCTCGTATTGAAATTGAGGGTGGGGAAGTTCGTCTTCTTAATGATGACGAAGTACTAGCAACTGTGCAAGATCCAACAGATATCTTGCATAAATTTTAACATAGGAAGGATACTATGCCAGAGGAAAAAAAGAAAACAGTAGATATCGACACATCCGGTCCAGAAACCGAAGTCGAAATTGCTGAAGAAAAAGATGAGTCGGTAGTTGATACCGCTCCAAAAGAAGAAAAAGAAACAGTAGAAACGAAACAAGAAGAAGTAAAAGAAGAAAAAAAGGATGATGAAAAATTAGAAGATTACAGTAAAGGTGTGCAAGCTAGAATTGCAAAACTTACGCGTAAGATGAGAGAAGCAGAAAGAAGAGAAGCTGCTGCAATCGAATATGCTACTGCAATCGAAAATAAAAGAAAACTAGATCAGGAAAGATTTAATAAAGTTGATTCTGATTATACTGCTAAGTTTGAGGAAAGTGTAAAATCTGGAATGGATATGGCTCAACAAAAATTAGCCACAGCCATTGAAGCAGGTGATGCAACAGCTCAAGTTGAAGCAAATAAAAAAATTGCTGAGTTAGCTTTCGAGAACGCTAAACTTCAGCAAAGAAAACAAGATAAGCCAGTTGAACAGGAAACTGTTAAACTGTCTGACGGTGGAAACTTACCAAATCAAACCCCTCAACAAATGCCTCAAGCTGATCCTATGGCTGAAGATTGGGCTGCAAAAAATAGATGGTTCGGAACAGATAGAGCTATGACATTTACTGCATTCGAGATTCACAAAGATCTAGTTGAGAAAGAAGGTTATGATCCTAAATCTAATGAGTATTATGAGGAAATAGATAAAAGGATTAGAGTTGACTTTGGGCACAAATTTGATAATAATCAAACTAAGCAAACGAACAGGGCCGTTCAGTCGGTAGCTTCAGCTAATAGAAGCTCAAAACCTGGTCGCAAACAAGTGAGACTCACTTCCTCACAAGTAGCAATAGCTAAAAAATTAGGAGTGCCACTCGAAGAGTATGCAAAACAACTAAAACTCACGGAAGGAGCATAGTATGAAAAAAGACGAAAATAAAACTTCTCGTGCGGCTGTTACTCGGTCAAAAACTGAAAGGCCTAAAGAGTACAAGCCACCATCTTCTCTAGATGCACCACCAGCGCCTGACGGCTTTAGGCATAGATGGATAAGAGCAGAGTCAATGGGTTTCAATGACACCAAGAATATTCATGGTAGATTGAGATCTGGTTATGAGTTAGTGAGAGCTGACGAATATGACACTGATACATATCCAACTGTCTTAGACGGAAAATACGCTGGAGTAATTGGAGTAGGTGGCCTTCTCCTGGCAAGGATACCCGAAGAACTCGCGCAGGCTCGAATGGACTATCAGCAAAAACAAACTGAAGGTCAAGATGAGTCAGTCGAAACCGACTTACTAAGGGATCAGGATAAGAGAATGCCTATCAAAATTGATAGGAATTCTAAGCACACTTTCGGTGGTACTAAGAAGTAATTCTAAAAACTATCCGAAATAATATCAACCGAACTGGAGGCCGTTTTACGACGGCAGGTTCATAAGGAGTAATAACTATGGCAAATAGAAACACAGCAGGATTTGGTTTGATTCCTCAAGGTACCGTTGGTTCAACAATGGCATCTCAAGGTCAAGGCAAATACTACATTGACGCCGGGTATAACCAAGACTTATTCCAAGGTTGTTCTGTTAAATCAAAAGCAGGATATATCGTGGAAGCGTCTAGTACTCGAACGTTCTTATCAATAGGTGTGTTTAATGGAATATTCTATAATGCGGCAACTACACAGAAACCGACATTTGCGAATTTCTATAACCAACCTATTACTCCAGCTAACAGTGAAGATGTTACGTGTTTTGTAATAGACAATCCATTACAACTTTTCTCTGCATGTATGGATACAGCATGTCCGCAAGCGCAATTTGGTAAAACATATTCGTTTGCAGCAGCGGTACCAACAGGTAGCGAAATATCTGGACAATGTACTAACAAACTAGACTACACTAACAGAGACAATGCCAACAATCAGTGGAGATTGTTAAGAACGGCTGAGGATCCTGAGAATAACGACATAGCAGCAGTAAATTCTACTGTTGTCGTTTCTCACAACCTTAACCAATACTTACAAAACACTGGTACTGCTGGTATCACTTGGCAATAATAGGAGCATATAGACATGGCAATATCACGAGCACAACTAGTTAAAGAACTAGAACCAGGCCTAAATGCACTATTTGGGCTGGAGTACAAAAGGTATGAAAATCAGCATGCTGAGATTTATACTACGGAATCATCTGACAGAGCTTTCGAAGAGGAAGTAATGT